TAGAAATTACAGGTGATATAAGTTCAAGTGCTGCTATAACAGCATCTAATTCACAATTTGGATCCGGTGGAAAAATAGAGATAACACATTCTGGTGGTGCTGGAGTAATAGATAATAAAACTGCTAACTTAAATATAAAAACTTCAGCCAATGAAAGAATATCTTTATCACCAGCTGGAGCTGAATCCCTAACTGTAGCACATGGTGGTAATGTGGGTATAGGAACAAATGACCCTCAAAAGAAATTAGATATAGCAGGTGGGGGTATTAGATTAGATAATTCTCAAGGTATATTTTTTGCAACAAATGATTCTAATATTAGTAGAGTTTCTATTACTGGTGATGAGAGTTCTGATTTTATACAATTAAAAGTTGATAATAGTAATAGTCACCTATTAAGATTAAATACTACAGGTGTTGGTATAGGAACTTCAACTCCAGGAGAAAAATTAGAAGTAGTAGGTAACATAAGTGCAAGTGGAGCTTTAACTGGTGGTAGCTTAGACATCAATGGTAATGCCGATATATCAGGTAATCTAACTTTATCAGGAGGCGCTTTAATTGGAGATTCTAACTGGGATATATATGCTGAGTATACTAACAGAGGTAGAATAAACTTACTTTCTGCAAACTCAACTGATACTACTACACAAATAGCGTTGATGACTAATGGTAATAATAGGTTAACTATAGATAAAGCAGGTACATCAACTTTTACAGGTGATGTAACAGTAGCAGGTACACTTACAGCCCAAGAATTCCACACTGAATTTGTTTCAGCTTCAATACTTTTTGAAAGTGGCTCAACTAAATTTGGAGATACATTAGACGATGTTCATAACATGACTGGTAGTCTTAAACTAACTGGTTCTCAAGAGTTAATAGGTCCATTAACAGTAGGTGTTGACGACGCGGGCCATGATGTTAAGTTTTATGGTGACACTGCTGATAGATATATGTTATGGGATGCAAGTAATAATCAATTACGAGTTGACGGTACTATAAGATTAGATAATCCTAGTGGTAATGCGATTTTAAAAACAGATACTGGTAATTTAAAAATCCAAGTTAACGAAGCAGATCATGATTTACTTTTACAAAGTGATGATGGTGCAGGTAGTATTACTACTTACATAAAATTAGATGGTGGTAATGTAAAAACTGTTTTTGCTAAACCCGCTAGGTTTAATGATAATGCTACCGCTTCTTTTGGTGATAGTGATGATTTAAAAATATACCACGATGGTAGTAATAGCTATATTCAAGATACTGGTACTGGTAACCTAAGGATTGACGCTACAAACCTTCATTTTAGAAATGCTGCTGGTACTAAAATATATGCTAGTGGTGTTGATGGTGGAGCTTTTTCTTTACGACATAATAATGTAACTAAACTCGCAACAACAGCAGAAGGTATTAATGTAACAGGTAATATAACAGCCTCAGGTAATATAAGTTCAAGTGGAACTGGTACTAACTTTTTAGGGGGTGATTTAAATTTTAGTGGTGATAGAACAATAAGTACAATTGGTGCAAGTGATAGTTTAACTATCAACCCATCAGCACAATTACTTTTAGGTACTGCAAATGCTGATGTAATTGAAATAGGAAGACAATCAGGAACTAGTACGGCAGGTAGAGTAGAAATATATGCACATACCTCTACAAAAGCTGCTTTATTCCAAAATTCTACTATAACATTTAACCACCCAATAACAGCCTCAGGTAATATAAGTTCAAGTGGAACTGGTTCATTTGCAAGAGCAGCTATAGGTAATCCAGTACAAGTTGAAAATAAACTTTTAGTTATTAATAATGATAACTCAACAACAGACTCTTTATTTTCGGCATATAGAGCATCAACATATTATTTTAATTTAGGTGTATATGCACAAATTAATTCAAGAATAAATGGTACTGTAAATCATAATATTTTTAATTCAAATTCAGGTGTTACAACTCCTTTACTAAAACTAGGACACAATACTGCGGGTGTAGCTCATATAACAACATATTATGATGATAATAGTTTAAATTTAAGTGGTTCTCATGGTGTTCATGTTTTAACTAACCTAACAGCCTCTGGTAATATAAGTGCAAGTGGTGATATAGAGGCTTTAACATTTACTAGCCCTACACTTGATGTAACAGATGGTTCAGCACAAATAACAGAAAATATACCTTTAACTTTTGGTGCCTTAGTATCAGGACATACAGGTAAATTAAATATAAAACATGATGGTTCAGATGGTACAATTTCAAGTAACACCGGTGATTTAACTATTAATAATACAAGTGGTGATACTATAATAGCAAACCAAGGAGCATCAGGTAAAATTATTCTTGCACCAAATGAAACCCCAGGACCTAATACAAATTCAGGCCAAGTATTAATATCAGGTACATCAGGTAATGATGGTATACCTCCACATTTAATGGTACAAGGTGACATAACATCTTCAGGCGCTATAAGTGCAAGTGGAGCTGGATCTTTTGGTAGTTTAACTGTAAATGGTGTAGCATTAGCAGACTCAACAGTAGCAAATGCAACTATTGCAAGTAGAGTAACAGCTGTAGCAACTACAGATAACGACGAGTTTTTTGTAAGTCTATTAAACGGAGCTAGTGGAACTCAAACAGTAGAAACTAATGCAAGATTAAAACACAATCCTAGTACAGGTAAACTAACAGTAACAGGTGATATAAGTTCAAGTAGCACTATAACAGGACTTACAGGTTCATTCAGTGCTTTAGTAGGAGATACTTCTCAGGGTACAAGTTTAGAAGTAGAAGGTCCTATAACAGGTTCAGCATTTAGAGGAACTAAACATATTTTAAGAAATGAAACTATCTATATTAATGATAATCCATTCGTTCAAAATTCACTTTATTTTGGTAATACTTTAGGAAATCAACCAAATAACTGGAATGATCCACAAGCAACAGGAGGAACAATATCAAGTGTTAGTAGTTTTACTATAGCTGAAGATGATATGAATTGGGGTCATATATTACCTTTTGATATATCAGCAGTAGAAATACAATGTTCATTAAGACCTGCGTTAGGAAACGGAGATGATTTTACCCTAGCACTTTATACTGCAAATAGATCTAATGCATCAAACACAGTTATTACTTTAACAAAAGTAGCAGTAGCACAAACTACATTTTCGGCAGCTAATTATAAAACAAATGATTTAACTTATACAGCTGACCTAGATAAAGGAACAATGATATTTGTAGGTGTAGGATCTGAATCAGCCACAGATGCTAAAAATGCACGAGGATTATTAAATATAACAGTAACAGCAAGATAAAATGGCAGATATAAAAACAATAACAGAAACAATAACTTCAGGTTCATATAGTACTGAAGAAAAATTTCTTAAAAATGATGAAATTGAAGAAGTTTTAACAATAAAACTTTTAAAAGAAAAAATAGACGAACTTGTTGTTGAAGTAAATAAACTTAAAAATCAATAATGCCAACAGTTATTATAAGACCAGATAATCCTTCAGGTGATACAGGATTTGATCAAAGTGGACCTAACTTAGTAAGTAGGATTAATGATAATGATGATGGAACACTTGTTAATCAAACAAATACAACTTCTAACTTTACAGTTTTTTTAGCTAATAGTTCAGATTATAGTGGAGCAACAATTAATAGTATACAATTATCAGTAAGAGCAAAAACATCAGGAAAAGCATCAGAATGTACATCAGAATGTATCATAAAGAATTCATCAGGTACAGCCTTACAATCAGATACATTACAATTTGGTACATCTTTTTCAACCCAAACAGGTACCTCATATTCAACTTCTTTAACTCCTACTGTTGTAGATGGGTTGCAAGTAACAATTGACCCAGATGCAAATGGTATAGCTATAGCTGAAGTTTTTTTAACAGTAGATTATACTACAGCCGCTGTTGCAACTACACCTTTTATAGGAATGAAATCAGGAAAATATAAAATAGTAGGAGGTAAAATAAAAATTTAGGTTTTTACTTCTTACATATATGTATATCCGATTAATTAATTTAACACAAATATAATAAGTTATGGCAGAAGAAAAAATTCCATCACCTGAAAAAATTAAAAACGAACCACAAAAATTTACTCAAGAAGAGATAGATAATTTAAAAAGTTTTCAAACAAGATTAGATAATATAATTACACAATTTGGTAGAATCAATTTATCTAGAATTAAATTAGATGAACAAGAAAGTCTACTAAAAGATGAAGTTAAAAAAATCGAAAACGAAGAAAAAGAACTAGCTCAAAAACTATCAGATAAGTATGGTAGAGGTTCTCTTGATATAGAAACAGGCACGTTTACACCAGCGGAGTAGTTTTTAAAAAGCCAATTATATTTATTAACGGTTAAATTATAATTTAATCGATTATTTGGTCGTGGTTTGCGATTCTTTTTCATATTTATACGAGAACCAACCAAGGATATAACTTTATAAAATAAAATATAAGATGGCAGAACAAATTATTTCACCAGGTGTTTTTACAAGAGAAAACGACCTTTCATTTTTACCAGCAGGAATTGGCGCAATAGGTGCTGCAATTGTTGGACCTACAGTAGAAGGACCAGCTTTTGTACCAACTGTAGTAACTAGTTTCGCAGAATACGAAAGAAAATTCGGACCTTTAAGTCCTGAAACATTCGTTCCACAAACAGTTAGAGAATATTTAAGAAGCGCAGGATCTGTTACTGTAACTAGAGTATTAGGTGGCGGTGGAGCTACTTATACAGCAGGTACTAATGAAGTAGTAGCGTTAGCTGCTTTTCCTTCAGGTTCAAATAAAGGATTAATTTTAGGAACTATTTATCCTTCTAAAAATACAAATGCACAACCAGATTTAAAAAATTCTCTTTTAACTAATTCTTCTGATCCATTAGATTTTGGTGCAACCGGAACTATAAATGGTGTTACTGGTTCTTCTTATATTACATCAGGTTCAGTAAATGGTACAATACAAATAAGATTATCAGGTTCAGGAATAACAACAAAGAATTTTGACGCTTCACTTACCCCAACAAGTAATAAATATTGGGTTAAATTATTAGGTGATACGCCAAACAATAGTAAAACAGCAGTCAATGCTTACGCAGGAACCCCAGGATATGCTGAATTAGAATTTAAGAATAAAATAACTACATTATTATCAGATACATCAGGAACACAATTTAGTAATCATGGTATAACTCAAGATTTAACAAGTACATCAAGTTCTATAGATGATGGTGTAATAATTCAATTAGTAACTCAAGGAGATACTATAACTTATAATGGATTAGCAGGTACAACTGAAAAGTATTCATATGCTTCAACACCATTTATCCAATCGGGTAAAGCATTAGGTAGTAAAAACCTATTTAGAATTCATACATTATCACATGGTAGAGAAATGAATACTAAATTTAAAGTTTCTATTGCTAATCTAAGAGAACCAGCAGATATAGATGGTATTCCACAATATTCTACTTTCTCTGTAATTTTGAGAAGATACGAAGATACAGATAAAAATCCATTAGTATTAGAACAATATAATAATTGTAACTTAGATCCAGATTCACCAAACTATATTTCAAGAAAAATTGGAGATAGATATCCACAATATAATGAAACATTAGGAAAAGTAGAATTAGAAGGAAATTATCCAAATATTTCAGAATATATTAGAATAGAAGTAGACACAGCAGTAGATGCTAGAGCTACATCACCTAAATTATCACCTAAAGGATTTGCTGCTATAGTTGATCCTATAAATGCTTCAACAGTATTTAGTGGTAGTATAGTAAATGGTAGTACAAATTCTTTTACAGCAATATTCCCTTCAGCATCTTACGAAGGAGTACAAAGAACAACATCAACAAATAATGATTATAGTTCAAGAGGATATTTAGGATGGCAATTTAAAGATAAATCGTATGACAATAAAAACTTCTTAAAACCATTACCTGCTACAGAAGAAAATAACTGTGCTGGAGCATTTAATGTTGAAAACTTTAATGGTCACGCAAGTTCAAGTTTATTTACTGGTTCATTAGGAACTACTTTGGATCCAACAGGAGTAAATGGACCAACAGCTGATCAGTTAAAATTCTCAGTACCATTCCAAGGAGGAACAGATGGTATACCAACTCACAGAGTTAAATTTATAGGAAATGAAAGTACATTACATTCTAGCTATACAAATGGTACTAATTTATATGGATTTGATTTAGAAAATTCAACTAAAGCTGGTACAAAAGCTTATAAAAAAGCACTAACTATACTTTCAAACCAAGACGAATACGATATTAATATGTTAGCTTTACCAGGTGTAATTAAACAAAGACACTCTTCAGTAACAGATGCTGCAATTGATATGGTAGAAACAAGAGGAGATACGTTTTATGTAATGGATTTAGCTCAATACAACACTTCAGTAAATTCAGCAGTAAACGAAGTAAGTGGTTTAGATACTAATTATGCTGCAGTTTACTATCCATGGGTTAAAGTATTAGATACTTCAATAAATAAACCAGTATTAGTGCCACCATCAGTAATAGTACCAGGAGCTATAGCAGCTTCAGATGCAATTGCTGCAGAATGGTTCGCACCAGCAGGTCTAAACAGAGGTGTATTAGGAAATGTATTAGAAGCTAAAACAAGATTAAATCAATCTGAAAGAGATAAATTATATGATGCTAAAATTAACCCAATTGCTACATTCCCAGCAACTGGAGTTTGTATTTGGGGTCAGAAAACATTACAAGAAAAAGCTTCAGCGCTTGATAGAATTAATGTTAGAAGATTATTAATAGCACTTAAGAAATTTATTGCAAGCTCTTCAAGATTCCTAGTATTTGAACAAAATACAGTAGCTACTAGAAATAGATTCCTAAATATAGTAAACCCATATTTAGAGTCAGTACAACAAAGACAAGGATTATATGCCTTTAGAGTACAAATGGATGAAAATAATAACACAGCGGCTGAAATCGATAGAAATCAGTTAGTAGGAGCGATTTTCTTACAACCAACTAAAACAGCTGAATTTATTATACTAGATTTCAATGTACTACCAACAGGAGCAACATTTGATTCATAAAAGTTAAAAAGAATTATATTTATAACAGAACAATAAATTAAATAAAAAGATGGCAATATTAGATACTAACGAAACTATGTTCACAGCATTTGAACCTAAAGTACAAAATAGGTTTATAATGTTTATTGATGGAATCCCAGCATACCTTATTAAGAAAATACAAAGACCAACTATTTCTTTTGGTGAAGTAGTTCTTGATCACATCAACGTGAAAAGAAAAATTAAAGGGAAAGCAAACTGGGAAAATATTACATGTGATCTATATGACCCAATTACACCTTCAGGTGCTCAAGCAGTAATGGAGTGGGTAAGATTATCACATGAATCAGTAACAGGTAGAGATGGTTATTCTGATTTCTATAAAAAAGATATTAGAATTAATACATTAGGACCTGTAGGTGATATAGTTGAGGAATGGATATTAAAAGGTGCTTATTGTCAAAATGCTACATTTGGTGATATGGACTGGACTTCAGACCAACCAGCAAATATTTCAATGACTATAGTAATGGATTACGCCATCTTAAATTACTAATAGTAATAATTTTTATAAAGAAAAAGCGCCTTTTTGGCGCTTTCTTTTTTCCTACATATATGTATATCCGAACTAGTTTTAAATAAAATAATAACGTTATGGAACAACAACACCAATTTCCCACAGAGGAAGTTACATTACCCTCAAAAGGTTTACTTTATCCAAAAGAATCTCCATTATCTAAAGGAGTCATTACAATGAAGTATATGACTGCTAGAGAAGAAGATATCTTAACT